AACCAGCCGACCACTGCAGCCATTGCCCAGAAGGTGAATACCGGGCGCTTAATGTACGGGTTCCGCTGTTGCTTGGTAAGTATTGTCATGGTTAGCTCCTTTCTGTTATTGTCCATGTATTTCCCTGCTGTTTTTGGCCTGTAGGTATTTTCTATGAGCATGTGAAATTTGCTTTTTGCAAACATAGCACTTCATGGCTCCCTCCTTCTCTTTTGCCCCTACCTTAAACTATTGTTTTTGGCTTGTCAAGTGTTTTTTTCATATTTGTATATAAAAATTATTTAAATAATTCTTGCAAAGTTTTTCAAATGTGTATATGATGAAAACCATGAGAGAGAAATTACTTAAAAAACTGAAGCAGGAATGTAGGGTTACCTCAATATACCGGGTTGCAAAAAGACTCGGTATAAAATATATTACCTTGTGGCGAATAGTGAATGACAAATCCCCTGGAAGCATCCGCATATGGGACTTGATATTCAAATACTACGGTAAATAAGCATCTTAATCGGTGGGAACCCGAATGAAACTTAAAAGACAATCTAAACTCACGTTTTGGCTGCCACTGCTGCCCCTTTCTGGAGGCAGGTTCCCCTTTGGCAGCCTTTGCGTGGGGAGGAAACCATATGGACGAGTATAACCAATCTTCAAAATGCAATAGCCGTTTGTGTGGATCTCCAAATATAGAACAGACTACCTTCAATGAAATTCATGGGTATAGATATGTTTGCAAAGAATGCAATTATACATGGTGGGGAGGAAAAATTAAAAATAAAGAAAGAATCGAAAAAAGACCTCCTTGCCCAACAGCCACAGATTTAGGTGTGAATATCTGCCAGATGTGTCTGCTTGAAAAGGAGCATTTAGGATATGCAGAAACTCTCGAAACTCACCACATAGACAATAATAGCCAGAACAATGAACGATCCAACCTTCAAATTGTATGTACTTCATGTCATAAGTTAATACATCACCAAAGGACTTATCGTTATAACCATTATGTAAGAAGGATTGATAATGGCAAATAAATACCTGGAAGCGGCCTTGCAATACATGGAGTATGGTTTTTCCGTCATTCCCATTGTCCCCGGATCAAAAAAACCTCTCATAAAGTGGGAACCCTTCCAGAAACAAAGAGCTACAAAAACACAAATCATATCATGGTGGTCACAAACCCCCGATGCAAATGTAGGAATCGTTACCGGCGAGGTTTCAGATTTATTTGTTGTTGATATAGATACAGAAGAGGGACAAGAGAATCTCAATCAATATGGTTTTGATAGCATCGTAACGCCCACTACAATAACACCGCGCAAAGGTAATCATCTGTATTTCAGGTATCCGAAGGGGCATAATATAACAATAGGTGCCGGAAAAATAAAAGGTACAGACTTCCGAGGGAACGGCGGTTATGTTGTAGCACCGCCTTCTGTTAACGGATCAGGGAATCTATATTCATGGATCATAGATTTACGCACGCCGCTCGCCAACTCCATGCCGGAGGCTTATATAAAAATAATAAGTACCTTATATAGAGAACCACAAGAAACCACAACCTCAATGCCACAAACAACCACAACAACCACAAGTGACCACAAGCTGTTTGAGTATGGAACGAGAGATAATGATCTTTTTCACACGGCAAATTGTCTAACAAAAGGGGGAATGCAAAAGCATTATACGGAACAAGTGCTTGAAAGGCTTATACTTTCTTGGGGAGAAAATCCTGACCACAAATGGATTGCCACAAAAATTGAGTCGGCTTTAAAGCGTGCTGAGTCACGGGAAAGAAACTGGACTGAAGAAACGAGGGAGTTTGTTCTGACCACAAACGGCTACTTTACGACCACAGAATGCCACAATCAGCTACAAACGACCACAAAAGAAGCAAAAAAAGCGGTGAATATGGCTTTATTGAGAATGATTCCGCATACTTTGGAGAAACATGGGTCAAAAAACGGTTGTTACAGGCTTATAGATCAAAATGAAGAGTTAATAGATTATGAAAATGCTGATATTAATCCAATTCCCTTTAAGTTTCCGCTTGGTGTACATGAGTATGTGACAATTCATAGAGGCAACGTAATTATACTTGCCGGAGAATCGAACGCCGGAAAAACTGCTTATTGTCTTAACCTGGCATATGCAAACAAAGACATAATGCCGGTAAACTATATGAGTAGTGAGATGCAAAACGGGGCAGAGCTACGGATAAGGTTAGATGAATTTAGACTTCCAATATCTATATGGAAACCGATTAAGTTCACATTTAGGACAGATAACTTTCCAGACAAGATAAATCCTGATGGTCTTAATATTATAGATTATCTCGATGAAGGAAGTGAAGGCGAAGCATATAAAATGCCAATGAGAATCAGGCTTATCGCCGATAAATTAAAAAATGGCATAGCAATAATCGCGATACAGAAAGATCCGAATAAAGCGTTGGGGTTTGGTGGGTCGGGCACGCTAAACCGTGCAAGGGTATATCTAACAATACAGAGAAAAGGTATTTTAACCATTGAGAAGGCGAAGATATGGAGAGACAAGGAAGACAATCCCAACGGAAAATATTGTAGGTTTTTGTTAGCAGCAGGATGTAGGTTTAAAGTAAATGGAGAATGGACAAAAGATTAAGCAACATTGGAGAGGAAAGTTTTTGTTTAATAGACAATCATACACGCTATACCGGTATGCCTATACGGAACGCCAAGCGTGGTTGATTATGTGTAGGCAAATAGCCAGAAAACAAGGTGTCATACCGTCAATGGTGATGAATTATTTCAATGGCGATCAGGATAACTATAAGATTACGATAGAGACAGAATATAAGGAGACCGACTAATGCGCATCCCCTACATAGTCCACCTGCTGATTGACAACGACGTAGATGTGCATACACGGAGCAAGGGATGTTCCGGGAGAGTGATACATGACGGTAAGATTATTTATGAGGTGGTGAATAATGGAGGTTGAAAGCTGGATAGTAGGAAAAGAAAATATTTTGAAATTCAGTAGAGAGAAATTTAACTTCCATTCATGGCAGTCAGTAAGATACTGGAGAAAAAAATACAAATTCCCCGTACGATACCTTCCCAATGGAGTACCATTTTTCATAGTCGAAGAAGTTATAGACTGGTCAATCGAATTTGACAGAATACGAAGCCAAAGCAAATAATTCTTAGGATTTTATACCCCTTTCATACCCCCCTGATAGCTTACATCAACAAAAAGCATATGTTATTCTTCTGCCTAATGAAGACGAAATTAGAAATAGGCGAAGAAGCCGCAACACACGCAAAGTGCATAACCGAACGTCGATTGAGGCGCATAGGTCTTACCCGCACATATTACATGACAAAACTCAAGGCATTGTGTGAGGCCACTAAGCCCATCTCCTGCATTCGTGGGAAGGAAGCTGATGGCGGTACTGTAGATTTCATTGATGTGCCCGATAATCAGGTCCAGCTTGGGGCAGTCAAGGAAGTTATAGCATTGTATGGCGACAGGGCAGCGGAGAAGGTAGCCGTTACTGGCTTTGAGGATGCTCTGCGGGCGATATATCATAAGCGACAGTCAAAGAAGTCCGAACCTGATTGATTGTAGAAGGTTGATAAATGGCAAAGGCGGCAGAAAACATAACAAGTAACATGCTTGAGTCATATATTGATGAATTTGAACTCTATGCAGCCGAATGTTTGTTTGTCAGAGACCACGTAACAAAGCGGATAGTGCCACTTGAACTAAACAACTGTCAAAGAATATTAAACAACATCGTTAAAAAACAGAATAGTGATTTAGGCTATGTTCGGGTTCTACTTGATAAAGTTCGGCGCTTTGGGGGATCAACATATATAGAAGCGCGGGCTTATTGGCGCTCATCATTGTCGTTTAACTTCAACACGTTTATTTGTGCTCATGAGGAAGATTCAACAGACACATTGTTCGCAATGGCTCGGTTATTTCACGAACGGAATCCCATTAAGCCTATCACTAAATATTCTTCGAAGAAGGAACTGGTGTTTGATTCGTCAACGGGAAGCGGGTTAAAGTCTGAATATTCATTGGCCTGTGCAAAAACAACCAGTGCAGGGCGGTCTCAAGGCATTCATTTCTTGCATGGGTCAGAAGTAGCATTTTGGCCTGACAATGCGGATGAGTTGCTTGATGGCTTGATGTCTTGTATTTCTACACCACAAGGCACAGAGGTATATTTGGAAAGTACCGGGAATGGGTATGGCAATAGATTTCAAAGGGATGTATTTGATGCCTATTGCGAGGGGAAATATGTTTATTACCAGGAGGATGGCATACCATATGCGTGGAAAAATCCTAACGATGATTGGGTATTAGTATTTATCCCGTGGTTTGCTCACAACATCTACACACGCCCGTTTGACAATCCAGTACAGAAGAAGAAATTCATTGATGAAATATCAAAGAAGGTGTTCAACAAAGACCTACTTATTTGGGAAGAATCTGAGGACATCAAGCTACAAAAGCGATTTAAACTATCTCTGGAACAACTGAATTGGAGACGTTGGACTATAGCCAACACATTCAAGGGGAGGGTTGAGAAGTTTCGAGTTGAATACCCGGCAACCATAGAAGATTCGTTTTTGTCTACGGGGTCAAATGTTTTCCCCGCAGATTTTTGTGATATGCTTGAGTTAAGTTGTAAGCCACCTGTTATCATCGGTGATGTAGTTGAACGATTAGGCAAAACAAAGATCCGGCGTAACCCGCATGGGTCTTTTTCTTTATGGGATTACCCGGAAGACAATGAAAAGTATTTCTTTACCGTGGACTCCGCCGGAGGGAAAAAGGAACGCCATAAAATAAAGAAGCAAGAGCCTGATCCAACATGTATTGACGTGTATTGTCACCGGACAGGAAAGCAAGTAGCTCAATGGCATGGGCACATAGAGTATGACATGATTGCTGATATTGCGGAATTGATCGGTAATCTCTACCACAGAGCCATTGGATGTGTAGAGTTGCAAAATCACGGATATACCGTCGTTGCAGGGTTAAAACAAAAGAAATACCCAATGTACGAATGGAAGGATGACGAACCTGGGTGGTCAACGAATGTTAGGACGAAGCCATTAATGGTTGATGGGCTTTATGAGGCAACCAGAGACGGAGCAATTCATATACAGTGCAAAGAAACAATCGCAGAAATGAGGACGTTCATTGAAGAAAACGGAACATATAATGCTGAGGCTGGATGTCACGACGAACGGGTTGACACGGCGGGAATGGCATCACAGATGATGTATTTGTTGCCAAAGAGATATTTGGAAAAGAAACGTGGTGAGGAAACAGCCATAGGTGGCTGGTTAAAAGAGCAGAACAAGAACAAGTACGATGGCCGGTATCAGGAGGTCTATGTACGATAACAAGAAGGAGGGCTAATAGCCATGATGCTAACTCAGGAATATCCGGGGATACCCTTGACGATGCAGAGGATAACGCCGGGAAACACACTCACAAACATTGCGGCAGGGGTTTACAAGTACAAGGAATACACAATAGCTTTTGATGCGGGTACGGATGTGTTTGTTGAGGGTGATGTGTTTATCGGAGCAAGCTCAGGAGCTGCGGGAATCATAATCAGCGTGACCGTGACAACTGGCACATGGTTGGATGACGATGTTGTGGGTGTGATTCGTTTCCACAGTTGGAATGGGATAGCCTTCACGAACAACGAAAATATCAAGGTTGCCGCTGATGAAACATGCGGTGACATTGACGGCACAACCCCGACTGAATGCACCGATGACTACCAGTTCAAGGGCTGGACGGCGAAGGCGGTGTTGTGTGTGGCTGAAACTCAGACACAGCGGCTTGCATTCGGGGCGAAGCTGGTGAAGCCTGACCAGACTTCAAAGTATGGCATTCCTCTTGCGGCGAACGCTTCTATCCTCATTACCGATGCTTCAGCCATTAAGAACTTGTACGTTGTTGATGGTACAGCAGGAAGCGCGGGGTCAACAGTGTTTATAGGGTTATTCTAACATGTTGAGGGGTAAGCGGATATGGAAAAGAGAAAGGTTGAAGAATCAAGAGAGGCGAAATGGGCATTTGGCTTTTTCGTGCTCTGTCTGTGGCTCGCGGTTTCATGGAACGTTGCGGTGTGCATATCGCCATCTATGGGACAGGGGGTCACGAAGGAGCAAATACTTCCCTTTCGACCACAGGCGGGGAGCCCCACAATCGGCGGAGGGGTGAATCTGTGGAAAGAATTAGGGTGCGACACCAAACCGGAGAACTGCAAAGACATCGCGGGAACGCCGCTGCCGAGAGAAGGGGCGTGGCCTATCGGGGCTGTAATGTATACTCCGCCTCCGTCGAGACCTACTGTCGGGGTGGAGAAGTAGTTGGATTTACCTGCCCACACTGCGGGATATGGGTATTCCCGTATGCGTGGCATATATGTTGGGAGGAAGTAAAATGATAAGATATATGATCATAGTGTTGATGGTGCTGTTCCCTGTATTGGCGTTTGCCTCACCGTTTCTGGTGAGCAACGCGCAGGATGGTGTGGCGTACTATCAGGTTGTTGAGGGTGCGGTAACGGCTGAGGTTCCGGCACAGACAGATGGGTCGTTGAGGATGGAAATGGCGGGTACGAGTGTCGGATTGCATAACATAACAGTGCAGGCGTGTTCGATGTGGGAGTGCTCAGAGACCGTCCCTTTCGTCTATACAAGACCTGCATCGGTCGCAAAGCCTGCTGGTATTACTTTAGTAAAGTGAGGTGAGGGTATGAACGAGAAGTATTCATACAAGGACTTTACGGGGAAGATACTGACGGAGACCGACCCGAAGGAATGGAATGATTCTGAGGTTGTCGGGAGTTGCTTTGCGAATGAGAAGCCGAAGACGGAGGTGTTTCCGAAGGGGATAACAGGGGTGAAGTTTATCAAGTGCAATTTAGACAACTGCCTTTTGCCGCAGGAATGCGAGATAGTGGGCGGGTGCCACAGGTGGATAGCGGTACAGAACGACTTGGAGGATTGGCTGCTGGATGAGAACTTGAACCCTGTGGAGCCGTTGAACAAGAAAGCGTTTGAGAAGTTGAGTTTGAGTACGAGTCCTTTGTCTATATCTGCAAGTAAGGTTGAGGAGCCTGTCACTTGGACAAAGCGTAAGGAATATGAGGATGCGTTACAGGCGGACATCAAGGCGTTGGAAGACGCTGCGAAGGCGTGGAGGTGAGATATGGCAGCAGCAACGATGTATGTAACGCCTGCGGGGGCAGACACAAAAACGGGTGCTGATTGGGCGCACGCTATGGGTGAGGCTGAGTTTGAGGCTGATTTAGAAGCCGGAGCCGAAGCTGGCGACATCTACTATATAAAGGCGGGAACTTACACCCTTGACAGTGCCTATGATTCCTCTGCGAGAGCCGGTACTGCTGTTGCCCCGGTTTCGATTATCGGGGTAAAGGCGGCGACCACGAATGAACCACCTGTTTTTGCAGACTGGGGAACATGGGAGGTCGGTCATGCCGCAGATGATTGCCCTTTAATATCGTGTGGTGCAAATGCTTGTACGTTTGGCGGTTACTATAAGATATATAACTGTTATTTTACAACAACATCCGTGGCGGGAATACAGGTAGGGGCAGGGTCTGTATTATTGAACTGTGCTATTTATAATTCATCCCCAACTGGCGGTAGATATGGAATGAATGGGGGCAGTTCTATAAGTATCGGGTGTGAATTAATAAGTACAAACGGGTATGCAGGATACATCGTAAAAGCACTGTATTCTTATATACATGATTCATCAACGGGTATTTACATAGGAGGTGGCCAGGCTAATTATACATTCAATGTCATTGACACTTGTGTTACTGGGATCAACCTTGTGTCTGTCGATTATGCTACAATACTAAACAATACATTTTATGGCGTAACCACAGCCGTTTCTTCTTCTGATGGTTATGGCACTGTAGCTATCAACAACATAATCGATACCTGTTCTGGGGATGGTTTTAAATGGACAACTCAAACGGATAGTAATATCTTTGCCTACAATCACGGGAATGATACGAGAAATACAGACCAGTGGGATGGGGTCGCAGTAACCATGCCTCATGGTGAATTAGGCGGTGGGTCGGCGGGGGCGACATCAGCATATTCTGGTGGCGACCCGAAGTTCACAGGTGCGGCGGGTGGTGATTTATCCTTGGCAAGTGATTCACCCTGCATAGACGCAGGGATGACGATAACCTTAGGAGTAGGGTAAATGGCGGCATCGAAGGCGACACAGGGTGCTGTACCTCTTGACAAGAAGCTCACCCAAGGTGCATGGCAGGAAGCGGAGACACCCGCCCCCGCGGGGGGAGTGGAGGTAGCGGTACTAATGCACCATTATACACATAATATGGGGAGGCAATAAATGTTTTTTCTTAAAGAAGATACTGCGGCAGAAATAAAGCTCGGCCCATTTGTGGATAAGACGGATGGTGTGACGTATGAGGTTGGAATGGCCGCAGCGATGGATCATGCAGACACAGGGGTACGGTTATCAAAGAACGGGGGGACGTTTGCCGACAGGCATGAGGGTACTGAACCAGTCTATGATGCCTTTGGTTATTACCTTGTAAAGCTGGACGCAACGGACACCAACACGCCAGGGACATTAAAAGTTATCTTCGGGGCTGCTGCCACCTGCCTTCCCTGTGAAGCCAATTTCCAGATAGTATCTGCGAATGTGTATGACTCCCTGTTTGCCGCTGCCACTACGGATTATCTTGATGTGCAGGTAAAGGCCATTGATGCCAACGCTATCACAGCAAACGCAATTAACGCAGATGCCATCACAAACGCCAAGATAGCCGACAATGCCATAGCGGTAGAGAATATTGCTGACGGGGCAATTACAGCAGCCAAGATAGCAGACGCAGCCATAGATAACGCCACCTTTGCCGCTGATGTAGGAAGCACGGCATATGCCACGAATATCATAGCACTGGCGGCTAAGAAGGCCATTGACAATTACGACCCACCCACTAATGCAGAGTTTGAGTTACGTTCATTACCTGCGGCTGATTACACCGTAGTCGGCGATCTTGGCACAGTACAAACTGGAGATAGTTATGCAATCGTCAATGGAGATCATGGGTTAGTTTCTATTCAAGACGATATAGACGAGGTGTTGACCCGTGTACCTGATGCAACGGCAGGGGCGAACGGGGGTCTTCTAATCGCAGGGAGTAACGCGGCGACAACCTTTGCGGCATTAACCGTAACGGCTGCGACAACCTTGACGGGCAATGTTGCCCTTGCGGATGGCATTACAGTAGCTGCCCCAAGCACAGCGGACAGACCGGGTGTATCAATTACCGGCAAGGGGACCGGGCAGGGTATTATTGTGACAGGAGGCGGAACCAGCGCATCAGGCCTTGCAGTAATAGGCGGCGCATCTAATGGCATAGCAATCTACGCCAGGGGTGATGGGGCTGGCAATGGGTTAAGGATTGACGGCGGAGACGGTGATGGAACAGGTGTTCTTATCAACGGCGGCTCAAGCAATGGCAATGCCGTAACGATTATTGGAGATGGAACGGGGCATGGAATAGCAGTTTCTTCAGGTGACGGGGCTACGGGGAACGGTATCAATGTTGTTGCGGCATCGACCAACGGGACAGGCGTGAACGTCACAGGGGCAGGATCGGGAGACGGGTTGCATGTAGCCGGTGGAGCGACTGGAGACGGATTTGCCGCAGTAGGCGGAGGAACTTCCGGTGACGGTATCTACGCTAAAGCCGCAGGGACAGGTGATGGGTTAGCATGTCATGGCGGCGGAGTAGCAGGAGACGGGTTCAGCGCCATAGCAGACCAGGAAGGTGACGGAATGTCACTAACCGGTGCGCTTGCGGGTTGCGGTCTTACTACCACAGGAGGGGCGACAGGACCCGGATTACTGGCGACAGGCGGAGGCAACCATGCAGATGCGGATGGTATCAGGGCGGTAGCCGGGGGCGCATTGGCGGCTGATGTAGACGCTGACCTGACCCTTTCCGATGCTGGTGTTGATGCGGTATTTGACCGGGCTTCTTCTCTCACAGTGAGCTTTGAAACGCTTCTCACAAGGACTTACCAGATACTGAATAATAAGATGAATGTGACAGACTTGACAGGGGTTGTGAAGCTAAGGAATCTTGCAGATGATACGGACATGGCTGCCGGGAGCGTGACGGACGACCTCACGACAACTGTACGTGCCGTGTTAACCTGGGCATAGGAGGGGTGGATGGCAGTAACCATAGAAGAGCTGAATACGAAATACAAGGCAGAGGATGAGAATTGGGATTTCAGTCTGTTCCCTGCATGGCTTGAGAAGAAAGGTATCCCGAACACGGCAGACCTTCCCATTGTGGCTACAGTGCTTGAGCAGGTGCTTACGGAATTCAACATGGACGAGCTTCCGGAAAAACACCATGACTTTGATCATCTGGTGCTTCAAAAGGCAAGAGACACAAAGGAAGCCACAAACCTTGTACTGATAGAAAAATTAGGGCAGATGGTAGCGGAAAGCCTAAAGAAGTATGACAAGGAGTGGGAAGACCTCTCTAAGTGGAAAAAGGTATGGGAAGTGATAAGGGGTAGAGCATGAACCGTGTACCGTATGCCGGTTATTTCTTTTATGGAGCGGCGACAGATAGCGAGCGTGCTCACTATGCTTCGTCATGGGGTTTGATGGCAACAGCTCCTACAGAGACACCTCCTGCTCCGGTAACGGGTATATTCAGCATTCCCCTTCTTCCCCATATGTTGAGGAAATTAAAATTATTCATACGAGGGTAAAATGAAATGAAGAAAATACTCCTGATAGCAGCATTGATATTCTTAGTAACAACCGGCACGGTATGGGGGGCGGACAAGCCGTTGTCACAACTCACTGCTGCCACGGCGATTACGTCGGATGATTTGCTACTAATTACCGATGCTCCTGGCACTGTTCCGGCAAGCAGGAAGCTGACATTTGCCGCCCTATTCACCGCAAACGACATCCTCAACTTCTCCGGCACATACACGGACGGGAAATACTGCACCTACGCGTCATCGGGAAAGGTGTTGAGCTGTAACGCAGATGCTCTCAGCGGCCTTTCGACAGACATGACAGAATTTATTGGAAGTGCGGACTATGCTGCTGCGAGAACCAAGCTCTCACTCGCGGCATACACAGACCTGGTAGCGTATTGGGAGGGTGGAGCGTGTAGCGGCTATCTCAAGAGTGACGGCACATGCGATTCACCGAGCGTGACTGACATATTTACCGGGGCGATGACCGACAATCACCTTGTCACA